AAGCCCTTCGGGGCGCCATAGCCCACCGAATAGGGCCAGTGCTGATCGCAGTAGGCCTGCACCTGCAGGATCGGCACCCCTTCCACGTAGAAATCAACAGCGCCTTCTTTGGGGCAGCTGTAAAGGTGTTCAGAGTTCTTGGCACCACCAACGGCATCGTTCACAGCCTTGGGGCGGTAGCCGCTGGTGATGATCAGCGGCAGGCCTTTGAACTCACGCCGCACCTTCTCCATGAAGTTGGCCAGCGCCGTGGCGGTCTCGATCTGGTGCTGCTGGGTGAAGCGCCGATCAGGTTGATCCAGCGCAAACTCGCCCAGGCGAATGTTGGGTGTGATCTTGACGCTGAAGGGGGACTGAGGCGTCAGGCGTGGACTGCTTTGCTGCGCTGCCGGTTGCAGGCGCTGCGCACCGCAGAACAGCGCCACCTCCGCTGCTCGCCGCCGCTCTAGGCCGGCCAGCACCGCTTCTCCGGCATGAACCCAACGCGGCAGCTCCTGCTGCACCACCGTGCAGGGATCCTCTCCCGCGAGGAGCCGTTTGCGCAGCGTTGACTCTTCCAGCGCACCCAAGCCGAGGTTGTAGGCAAAGCTGATCAGCGCTCCGACCTGCTCAGGCTTCCACTGCTTGGCCAGCGGCAGCAGGTGCAACACGCCAGGGCCAAAGAGGTTTTCCACCTCGTTTTGCAGCAGCTCATCGGCCAGCGCTTGGCTGATCTTGTCGCCCATCCGCACCGGTGCATCCAGCAGCCGCGTGGTGCCCCAGCCGATGGTGGGCACACCGGCTGGACAGCGGTAGGCCTCCAGGTGGCAGCCTTCAAACTCGCGGATGATCTTGAGCGCAGGCGACAGCCAACTCGGCGGCAGCGGTTGCTTGGCTAGCGGATCAGCGCGATACAGCTCTGCAAACTGCTTGAGCGTCTCAGCGCTTAGCTGCTCCTGCAGCCAATCCCACGCCGCCAGCTGATGCGGCAGCTGTTTGAAATGCTTGGCCGCCTCGCGCAGTTGGATGATGCTCATGCCTCAGGCTCCTGGCGTTTGCGGGTTTGCGCCGGGCTGTCGATGAAGTAGGCCAGCAGTGTTCCTGCTGTGCTGCCTGCCACGGTGAAGGCCTGGGTCCATTGCTGACCGCAGGCCATCGGTTTGCGCACCTCGCAGTTGACGACGTTGCCGGTCGCCATCAGCAGGCTGTAGCCGTAGCAAACGCCAAGGAAGCGCAACACCCAAGTCGCCACCGCTGCATTGCTCACTTGCTGCCCATCTCCAACTTGCGCACCCGCGTCTCCAGATCGCTCAGCCGCTCCTTGCTGTCGTTCTTCAGCTCCGTGATGTCGCTCTGCAGGGTCTGCAGCGCTTGGTCGATCTTCGTCACCTGCATGAACAGGCCACCAAGACCGAGCACGGCGGCGACCATCAGGGCGGGGATGGTTTGAGCGACCCATGCCGGGGCAATCACCTCAACGTCGTGATGCTGTTGCTCAGCCACGACTCAACCCTTACGCCGTCCCTTGTTGCCCTTGCCGGTGTTTGCCACCACCCGCAGCACCTGAAGGCCCAGTTGCACCCAGCCGTTGGCCTTGAGGGCAGGGCTGAGGCTGAGCAGTTCGCTGCCGGCTAACGCAACTCCTGCCACCTCGGCCACGGTTTTGTAGTCCATTAGGCAGAAGCGTTTCTCTAAGGTTGCCGGCCATGAAAAAGCCCCCGCACACGGCAGGGGCTTGGCTCTCCCCGATCAGCAGCTCAGCCGTCCAACTCAGCTGCTTGCTCGGAACTTGCCTTCTTCTTACCGCTGGTCTTGGCCACCACCGCCTTGCGCTCTTCAGCGCTCAGGGTCCAGCCATTGCGCAGGGCATCCAGCATCTCCAACCGGGTGGAGGCCACATAGGTGGCCCCCGATTCCGGGTGGGTGAGGGTGACCGGATAGGCCGACATCACTTAGCGATGTACAGCACAGCGGTGGCAGCACCAGGGCTGCCGGTCTTGGTCAGCACACCCTTGACCACAGCGGCACGGCCGCCGAGGCGTTGGGTCACTTCAGGACCAGAGAAGGGCAGTTCCACCGTCTTGGCGGTAGCCGGCAGGGTGATGGACTCGATGGTGACGAAGGTGCCACCAGCGGCGGTTGCCGCTTTGAAGTCCACGGTCCACTCGGCAGTGCCAGCGGTGTAGGAGCTGTAACCCTCAGAAGCCACCACCACCTTGGCGGTGTTCAGCGAGGAAGCGTCAAAAGTCACCTCAGAACCGGTTTGGGTGGAGGTGACAGCGGCTGCATCAAGCAGCTCCAGAGCGGAATCGCGCAGGTAACCCCGGCGATCACTCATTCCAGTTGCAACAGGCATGGGTCAATCCTCAGTGAGGTAAGGAACAGAGATCAGGCAGCGACGGCGGCGTTGGTGATGCCAGCCAGGCGTGCAATCGCACGGGGGTGGAACACGGCCATACCCAGGTAGGCCTCCACGCGGATACGACGCACGGGCTTGCTGTCGATCTCGCCCAGATCGCGCACGCCGATGCCACCGTTGGTGATCAAAGTGGCGCCATTGACGCCAGCGGCCACGCAGTACACCGAGCTGCAGACGCTGCTGGAACCCTGAGTCTCGTTGAAGGCCAGGATCTCAGAGCCAGCCTCGTCGTGGTCGAGATCAATGATGGGGATGCCGTTGTAGGACATCTGCTGACGGCCCAGAGCGTCCTGGCCGTACTGCAGGTTGCCGACCGCAGCAGCCACGCGAGCAGCAGCCGACAGGCGGCGACGCAGGGCGCGGTTCATGATCAGCACCGGGCTGCCCACGGTTTCATCCACCGCGTCGATCAGCTCATCGAGAGCAGCAAGGCTCAGGCCACCGCCATTGGCGGCGTTGGTGATCAGCTGAGAGGAACCGCTGGGGATGCGGGCCTGCAGACCGTCAAACTCGTTGACGTTGCTGGTGGAATCACCCTTGATCAGGGTCTTCTCCAGCTTGAGGCGTGCAGCCTTGACCTTCATCGCCACTTGAGCGGTGCGGATGTCAGGGCCTTGCATGGCCTCCAGGGCCAGGTCGATGTCCACATCACCGCCGAAGATCTTGAGCGCTTCGGACTGGGGATTGATGATGCCGGTGGACTCGGAGTAGGCCTCGTTGACACCACGGAAGCCGATGCCGGGGAGGGTCTGCTCTTGGTTGTAGTGGATGCCGGTGCCAGTCACTGACAGCTGAGGCATGGCTGCGTACAGCTTGCCTTCGCGGAAGATTTCAACGATCCCCTGCTTGAGGGAATCCTGCCGGCCCAGTTTGCCGGCCTCGATGGTGGTAAGTGCCACGGTTCAGAGGTGGGTGGGTGTGGTTGATGTCCTGATGGCGTCGCACCGCAAGACAGGCCCCACATCGCGTGAAAGCCGTGGCTTTAGTTGCCTGATTGCAATTACTGCGGCTTAGGCGGCCACTGAACGTTCCAGGGGAAGCCTTCCTGTTGCGGCACCATGCGGAGCGTTTCGCGGTAGAGCGCCCAGGCTCCTTTGCCGTCAGGATCAAGCGGGCTGTCTTCCAGCTGCGTCCAGTCACATTCAGCAAGACGACGGTTGCGGTCCTCGCGGACACGTTCAGCCTGTTCAGCATCCATCCGGGCTTTGCCTTCTGCATCAGGCTCAGCGGCGATGTAGTGCGTGAACCACTGACCGTTCACCTCCACCACCCCGTCACGCTGGCTGTACTGGTAGGGCGGGATCAGGGTTGGCTGCGGACCTTCCAGCACTGGGTCATAGCCGAAGCTGTCGATGATCCCGGCAGTGAGCTGCGGCGGGAAGCTGGTGTTTGGATTAGAGCGGCGAAACTCGTCCTCAGTGATGACGGCGCCGGTGGTGCGGTTGCGGAGTTCCATGATGATCAGGCGATGGCGAGGTAGATGTAGGTTCCACCAGTCTCGTTAAAGATGGTGCCAGGTACCAGCTCAAAGCCGGCGGAGTAAGGATCAATGCCATCTGCTCCCCCGTAAACATTTTCGGCTGAAGTGGAGTTCAAGAAAATATATGGATCGTTACCGCTTACTATGCCGCGAGCGGTGTCAAATACAACCCAGTTACCTGTAAAACCACTTGAACCAGCATCAGTCCTCTTTAGCAGCACAAACCGAGCCCCATTTGTAAAGCCACAATCAACTTGGACTGTGGAACTATTGCTGCCGGTATAGCTGCCGACTTTGCTCACGCCGGGGCAGGTGGCGAACAGGTAGGCGATCATGGTGCCGAAGTTGACGATGCCGGCACTGCCAACAGTAAATTGCGTTGAAGTAGGAGCTGACGGAAAGATGTTTCCAGAATTATCATTCTCCGCATTGGTTGTATTCAGAAACAAATATCTACCTGAACTGCCAATAGAGCCGTTTGTGCAGTATTCACAAAGCACTGCCCAGTTATTTCCGCTGCCGCTTCTGTTCTTAAGAATTATTAACTCGGGTTTAACGCCAAGCGAATGATTAAAAGACGCGGTTGCACTGGTGCCCGTATAAGCCACCACGTCCATGAAGCCGGGAGCGCGGCGGAAGGAGTAATAGATAGAAGAAACGCCACCCAAAGAGCTGCCGATCTTGAAGGAGACGTTGCTCCAAGAATCCGATAACGCTCTCGTCGTATCTGAGGTCTCTGCAGTAGTGCCGTTTGTCCGCAGATACGGACCATCCATACCATTTACACCTGTTGTATTAACACCCCTAAGACGGTCTAAAACAAACGTAGATCCAACGTTTACGCGATCTCGTTCAATTTGAAAATCTAGGGGAAAATTAGTTGTTAGCGTTGTTCCTGTTGCGGAAGACGAGGTAATTGCACTAAACACCTTCGTCGCATCGGTGGGCGTCTTCATCGGCCCACGGCGGATGGCGATGTAGATGTAGTCACCTGTAGCTGCTGCATTTAGGAAGAAACCAGTTGCAGTCGGGTTACCCCAAGCCTCTGATGCATCTTCAGCCCCTGATGTATTTGGAAATAATTGCCTTGAGGCTTGGGCATACATCGGCCAACCGCGCATGTTATCGATAATGCGCCAGTTACCTCCCGTGCTACTTGTCCGCTTGAGTAATACCCATTGCGGCTCCCAACCAAGATCTACAGTTACGCCTGTGCCTGGTTCATTGACTATCCCACACTTCACCACACTGTCATTGCCGCTATCGCCAAACCCGCCAGCGTCGTGCGCGAACAGGTAGGCGACGTAGGTTTGACCGCCTCCATTTGTCCAACCGTCATTGTCAACGGTGAATGTGGTGGATGTTGGCGAAGTGTTTTGCCAAGGGAAAGATGTATTAGTCTGAGAAGCAGCAGTCGTATTTAATCGCAGGTTTTTATCAGCACCAAGTGACCTGTGGTAGACAAGCCAATCAGACGTTGTACTAAGCGTCTTGATAATAATGCAACCAGGCACACTACCTAGATTATGAGAAATTGCTCTAGGGCTTGTACCATCCCCAGTCCACGTGCATACATCAAAGAACTTGGCCGCCTTGCGGAAGGTCCAGGAGGCGTAGGGACTTGGCGCTGTGGTTTTGTTTACTGCATCACCAAACCCAAGTGAAAATCCTGTTGAACCGAAAGATGTCACATAAACGCTAGTCGGATCACTGGCGGCGGCTGTTGAACTTGACGATAAATACTGAGTAGTATTATGTTGGAGAATATGGTCGCTGACCCCACCTCTCCCCTTAATCCAAACCAATCCCCCCTTACCACTCAGATCAATCCCATTCGTGATCGTCTGCGTGCTGCCGTTGCCGGTATAAAGCCAGGTGCTGAAGACATCCTCGATGTAAACCTTGGGTGCGCTAGCCGATGCTGTGAGTGCTTTACTGTTCAGCATCAGGCATCACCCACGCGAGCGCCGTACACCTGTGTGCCGACTTTCCACAGCACAATAACCGTGTAGCCCGTTGTATTCAGCGTCGGTGCATTGCCGCCGCCTGTCTTCCACACCACGCCACTACCACCGAACGTGGAATCACTCCAGGTCAACGTGTAGGCGCTGCCGTCATCCACCATCAAGGTGACCGATTCACCCGCTGCAAAGTTGGTGGCCTTGGGTGTGCGGTTGGCGCCCAGTGTGATCAGTTGGATGCTGCCATTGCCGGGGTCGATCTCAAACGCTGCCCCATCAGTGATGGTGTAAACGTCCTCCAGGATCGTGCCGATGATGGCGGGATCAGTGAGGGTTTTGTTGGTGAGGGTTTGGGTGTCGCTGGTGCCAACGATGGTGCCGCTCGGTGCTGTGACCGTTGAGGCTGTACCAGCGCCAGTGCGGTTGATTAGGCCGGTGGTGCTTAGACCAGCAACCGCCGCGAGATCAGCGTCATAGCCCTGCACGCTGCTGCCCACAGCTGTGCTGCTGAGCAGATCATCCACAGTCACCGTTTTGGTGCTGGTGACAATGGAATCAACCTTGACAGATCCGTAAGCCATGGTGAATTAAGCGGCGATGAGCCAGGTAGCGTTTGCAGGAATGGTCACGGCATAGGTGGCTGCCACTGCAACGGGGCCAACAGAGAAGCCATTGCTGCCGGCGCTCAATTCGAGGTTCTCGCTAATTACCTGAGCGGTTTCGGCAATCGCACCACCACCGCCGCCACCACCGGACAACTCCACGATGCTGGCGCTGCCGTTGTCTTTCTTTGTGTAGAGCTTGCCGTCGTAGGTGTTGAGCGCAAGTTCACCCAATTCCAGATCACTGGTCGTGGGCGCCTTGCCTGCAACGGCAGAGCGTTTCAGCTTGATCAGGTTGGCCATCTGGCGTCCGTTGGTGGCTATCTAGCCGGACGCTTGAACTTGCCT